TGGGATGAAGCAATCAAAGAGTGTAACAGATACTTAAATTTGCCTACTGCAACGTGGAGTAATGAGCGTTGCTACGCATACCGCGTATTAGGGAAGTGCTACGAGGGGCTAGGAAACCTACAAGAAGCAGAAAAGGCTTATTATTCTGCGTCAGGAGAGGCCCCCAACACCAGAGAACCTTGGTGTGCGTTAGCTCTTTTAATGTATACACAGCATCGTTGGGAAGAGTGTTTTGCCTTTGCTATGAGGGCTTTGCGTATTAAAGACAGAGAGTTGGTTTACACATGCGACCCCGCCGTATGGGGAGCTCAACCACACGACTTGGCGTCTATTTCAGCGTGGCACCTAGGTCTTAAAGACCTGTCGTTAGAACACGCTAAATTGGCTGCCGAAAAAGAACCTAATGATGATCGTTTACAATCCAACCTAAAGTGGATTGAAGAAGCAATCAAAAAAAGTTAGTATACAATACAAGGACTTGCGGGGATATTATGGAACCGCGTAGGTAAAATAGGAAGTGGGGCGATGAACGAATATCAACCGATTATTAACCTAGCTTCCGGTGCGTTCATTGCTGGAATTGGCTGGTTCTGTAAAGCAATTTGGGATGCGGTAAACAGGCTTCAGCAAGAAATACACGACATCGAATGCAGCCTACCAATTCTATATGTTCGTAAAGATGAATTTAACGATGCTGTAAAAACTATATTTGATAAATTAGATAAAATATATGACAAGTTAGAAAGCAAACTTGATTCAAAGGCAGATAAATAATGTATTATGTTTATGAATGGTATCGCATGGATTTTAACCTTCCTTATTACATTGGTAAAGGAAGCGGAAATCGTGCGTATAATTTACAAAGATATAAAAGAACTAATGATACAACAAATTATTTACTTAAAAATGGAATTAAAAGAGATGTTAGGATAATTGCATATTTTTCTAATGAAGATAATGCACTTGAATACGAAAAAGAACGTATAGCATTTTGGTGGTATTTAAAAGATCATAACATTTTAACAAACCAAACTCTGGGTGGGACAGGTTTGTCAAAAGGATTTAAACATTCTTTAGAAACTCGTGAAAAAATGTCGAAAACTCAAAAAGTGATACAAAATCGTCCCGAAATAAAAGAATTTAATCGTATTCGGATGCTAGGTAATACCTCAAGAACTGGAATGAAAACACCTGAAGAAACTAAAGCAAAGCAAAAAATAACTCTCAAATTAGTTAATAATACTCCAGAATATAAATTAAAACAAAGCATACAATCAAAAATAATGCACACCGATCCAGATTTTAAAGAAAAACATAGAAAAGGATGCAAAGAATCAGCTAATAGGCCAGAAATAAAATACAATAAATTACGTGGCGGTGATCACGGAATGGCAAGATCTGTAATTGAACTTGATGAAATTAAAATATTTCCTACTATGAAGGAAGCTGGTGAATATTACGGTGTTAAAAATGTTTATGAAGTTTGTAGAGGAAAACAGAAAACGACTAAAGGCCATAAATTTATGTATTTAGATGAATACAACAATAAGGTTGATCGGTGATGAACTATAATACCTATGTCACCTCCCTTGCAAACCTAATGGCTGCTGACCCAACAACGATAGATTTCCAAAATTTCCTTCCTGATTGCATAGCATACGCCGAAAACAGAATCTACAGGGAAATTGATTTATTAAACACTGTTGTTGTCAATGGGACACAATCTTTGACGGCGGGAGTGAGAATCTTCCCTATCCCAACAAATGGTTCGGCAGGTATTTTTTATACAGTCACAGGGGTTAATGTTATCACTCCAGCGGGAGTTATCCCAGACAAAGGGGTAAGAAACCAGCTAACTGCTGTTTCTATGGATTACCTAAACTCTGTGTGGAATAGCAGCCAGACACTAAGTTTACCTCAAAGTTTTGCTATGGTTGACCAATTCAACATTATTGTTGGACCTTGGCCTGATCAGAGTTATGGCGTGGAAATTATTGGAACTGTTCAGCCTTCTCCGCTTTCTTCAGCGAACCCAACGACGTTCCTGACGACATATTTACAAGATTTATTCTTGGCGGCGAGTATGATATTTGCTTCTGGTTATATGAGGGATTTTGGTGCTCAGTCTGATAATCCACAACAGGCTGCATCATGGGAATCTCAATATCAAACCCTGTTTCGGTCTGCCAATCTTCTTGAGTTACGCAAAAAGTGGGCGGGACCTGCTTGGACTCCGTTTTCGTCTATCCCAGTCTCCCAAACGAGATAATATATGCCATTCCAAGAAATACAGCTCACACCCAATGTTGGCGTCAACGTTGAGCCAACCCCTGCTGGCAACCCAACAGGCATTCAGAGCAGTAATTTTATCCGTTGGCGAGCTAATTTGCCTGAAAAAAGGGGTGGTTGCTCGCTTTATATAAATCAACCTGTGAATGGCGTTCCGTGTGCTCTGAAGCCGTGGGGTGATTTTGAGGGTATTAATTATTTAGGAATAGCAACTAATTCTGCTGTATTAACATATAATGCTAATACTTCTGAGTTACGGGACATATCTCCTCAGTATGTTAATTCATCATTAGCATCCCCTACATATAGCACGGCTGTTGGTTCTAACTTAGTAACAATAGTTGACACAACAGCTCCCTCTTTAACAACATTTGATTCCGTACAATTCAACACACCGGTTGCCGTTGGTGGTTTAATTCTTGATTCAATATATCCTATTGTATCCTCATCGGTAGATACTCATACATATGTTATTAATGCAGGTTATGCAGCTACATCAAATGAGACAACTGTATCTGGAACATTAATAGGGTTTGAGACATTTGCTGGTAACGCGTCTGTTATTATGGTTTTCCCTACTCAATATCAATATAATTCTATTGCTGTAGGGGATAGAATTGGATTTACAGTACCAACATCTGTTGGTGGATTAACAATTGTTGGGCAATATATCGTAACTCAAATATTGCAAGATGGGTTTATTACTTTTAATGCTCAATACGAGGCGTCAAGCAGCACTCCCTCTGGCGAGCCTGTTTTTATGAATAATGGGTTTACTAGTTTAACGTATTGGATATCCGCATCCCCTGGGCCACCGCCACCTGCTTTGGAAAGAAAAGAGGGATTATTAAATACTATTCCTGAAACATCAAAGGGTAGTCGTTTTAAAAGTTCTTTATCATCAACTTATACAGCAGATAATTGGTGGTTAGACAGTATTGAATCCACATTAGTTGCGTGTGCTCAGAATGGACCAATATTTACGTTTTCACCGATTGGTGGTTACCAAGATCTTTCGATCATCAATAGTGGTCCTCCGGCAAGCACAGGGGCTTTTGTTGCTATGCCATCTGGACAGATTATGGCTTGGGGGACATCTGATTATTTAGACCCAGTTCAAAATCCTCTTTATATTAGGTGGTCGGATTCAACCAATTTTACTAACTGGAATATTGGAGGTTCCAGCACTGCTGGATTTTATACAATACCAACAGGGTCTAAGATTGTTCGTGGAATACAAGCTCAAAACCAACAATTCTGGTTTACTGACATAGATGTTTATTCAGCGCAATATACGTCCTACCCTACCTTTTTTAGCTTCCTAAAAATTGGTAATGGGTGCGGCTTATTATCCCCTAGAGGCGTAGGGATTGTAAATAATTCAGTATACTGGCTGAGCCAAGAGCAATTTTTTGTTATGCAAAGCGGTTCTGCTCCACAGCCTTTGCCTTGTAGTGTTTGGGATTTTATATTCCAAAACTCTACGCAAGGTAAACTAGCAAAAACGGTATGCGGAGGTAACTCACTTTTTAACGAAGTGATATGGTATTTCCCAAGCAATGCCTCATCTGACGGAACGCCAGATGCGTATGTTTGTTATAATACTTTGTATAACGAATGGGATTTTGGTTATTTAGGACGCACAGCGTGGACTGACCAGTCAGTGTTGGGATTCCCTATTGGATCAGATGAAAACGGTTGGATATACCAGCACGAAACATCGTATGATCTAGCAGTAGGTGATACAACTGTTCCAATTAACGCATCGATGCAAACTGGTTATTCAAGTCTTACAAATGGAGAAGACTTAATATTTGTTGATTGGGTTCTTCCTGATATGAAGTGGGGGACTTACTCTGGGTCACCAACAGCTAATTTAAACTTTACTTTTTATGTCACAGATTATGCTGGGCAAACGCCTAGAGTTTATGGGCCGTTTACTGCGTCTGAACAGACACCATTTATAAGTCCAAGATTTCGCGGGAGATTTATGTCGGTTAAGATTGAAAGCAACGATTTAGGTAGTTTCTGGAGATTGGGTTCTATTCGTTTTAGGTTTGCTCCGAGTGGGAGAAGATAATGCCTACGTATGCAGGTAATGACACACTTACTACCGCAACTCAAAATCTAGTTGTTGCTTTTAATTCTCTTAATAAGACGCAACAGTATCTTAGTGGGCAATATACATCTAATACTTATCCCGCAGCTGGAACTTCCACTGCTGTTATTTATAGCGGAAGAAGCAGAGTAGTATCTATTAACATTGTAGAAGCAGGTGGAACAGTAAGCATATATAACAGTGCGGTTTCGAGCGTTATACCGTCATCTAGCTTGCTGTTTGTTTTAGACGATTCATCTACTCTTGGATTATATCCTGTTGGCGTTGAGTGTTCCAATGGAATTGTCATGGTAGTTACTGGGACTATACAGGCAAACTTAACTTACTCGGTGTATTAAAATGCCTCTGAAACATGGAAAATCCCCCGCCGTCATTAGTGAGAACATCTCTGAGATGATACACGCTGGCCACCCGAGACGACAGGCAATCGCCGCTGCTCTTAACACAGCGCGTAAGGCAATGGCTACTGGTGGGAAGCAGGCTCCTAAAGACCCAAAAGTATTTTCTGGGCCTCTAAAAGCCGCAATACCAGGGAGGACTGACCGTCTTCCTATTCACGTTCACAGCGGCAGTTACGTTATCCCCGCAGATATTGTTTCGGGGTTGGCGGAAGGAAACACGGAAGCTGGGTTTGAGGTCATCAAAAGAATGATCCACGATCAAATGTCTCGTGGCGGTAGAGTTGGTATGCATAAAGACTTAAACTCTCATCTATTCCGTAAATATGGTTTAATGGGGCATTATCACACTCCCACTAATTTAGTTCCCTGCATTGTCGCGGGTGGTGAATATATATTAACACCAGAAGAGGTTGAGGCATTTGGTGATGGAGATTTAGACGCAGGACACAAAGTCCTCGATGATTTCGTTAAGTCACAACGTGCTAAGACAATTAAGACGCTGCAGAAGTTGCCTGGGCCTGCTCGCGATTGATGATTTATTTTTATGTAAAATCAAGGTATAATAATGCCTTAGCAGAAATTGGTGCCAAATAGATGATGTATTATACATACGCTCATATTCGACCTGATACTGGGGTTATTTTTAATGTCGGAAAAGGCAGTAAAAGGCGTGCTTTTTCTAATAAAAATAGAAATAAAGACTGGCACTGTATTGTTAATGACAATAAAGGAAAATTTGAGGTCCGGATTTTGAATTGGTTTAATGCTGAACAGGATGCTTTAAATGCAGAAGTTTGGCAGATCGCTCAGTTGGCCCATTTAGGACATTTAATTAATAAAACTTCGGGCGGGCAAGGCATTTCTGGATATAATCATTCGGATGATTTAAAACAAAGGTATTCTAAAGAAAAGAAAGGCCTCCCTGTTCCTCAGGTTAGAACCCCAGAAGCAATAGATAAAATGGCAAAAACCCTTTCAATTAAAATGAAAGGTAAAGTTGTCCCGCAATTTCAGACAAACAGCGCTAAAGAAAAAAGGGCACAAACTCAATCTAAAAATATGAAGGGTATTTTACCTCCTCAACTAGATACGCCAGAGGCACGGAAAAAACGCGGAAAAACTTTATCTTTGAATAGAAAAGGAAAACCAACTGATTGGTTAAGAACACCAGCTGCTCTTGAAAATTTATCAAAAGCTACTTCTAAAAGATTAAAAGGAATAGTTCCAACGCAAATGTTAACTCCGGCAGCTATATTAAAAATGAGCATTACTCAATCAGAAAGGAAACGGGGTAAACCAACTCCTTGGCTTCATACTCCGGAAATTATTGAAAAAAGAGAAATTAAAAAACGCCGTAAATACGAATATTGGGGTGCATGATGGCTGATTTAAATAATTGCGAAGACGTGCGTCTCGCTGAAAAAGAAGATGTTCCTGCTTTAATGAATTTAATGAGGATTGCTTGCGCAGAAGATGGCCAGCATCCAATAGATGAAGAAAAAGTTTTTGGGATGATACGCCGTTATTTTGATAAGGC